GACCCATCCTGGATGCCAAACCAGTACTTCGCAGCCCTGACAAATATGCGAAGCGTAGGCGTAATGGGAGACTTCAGAACTTACGATTATGCAGTAGCACTCCGCGCAGTTAAGACCATTGACTTCATGACTGCCGAGTCCGCTGAGATTCCTTATGCAGTACTTAATAAGGTGATGAACCGTATTATCAATGAAGTTAAGGGCGTAAACCGCGTATTCTATGATCTTACAAGTAAGCCGCCTGGAACGATTGAGTTTGAATAATGAGCAAAATCCCAGAAATCCTTTATTTACAAGGAATTCCGGGATTTTATTTTTGTCCGTGATGCTACGGTGATGTTAATGGGGAGAAAGTGTCTTATTTTTGGGGATTTTTTGTTATTATATGATACTGTACGTTTCATACGTTTTTATCTTCTGCATTATCATTTGTGGCTCTTACTTCATTGAGAGCGTCAGCAAGCTTCCTGTCTTTTCCTGGGTACAAATGAGCATAAACTTTCCAGGTTGTTTCCGGTGATTCATGTCCAAGCCGGTCCGAAATCTCTTTGATAGAAAACTTCATGTCAATCAGCATACTTGCGTGGGAATGGCGAAGATCATGGATCCTGATCTCTGGAAGACCAGATCTGGCAGTTGCACGTTTAAATTCTGACCGCATTCCGGACTTCTGGAAGTAGAAGATGCGTTCATCCGGCTCTATGGCCATACTTGCAACATAGTCTTGAAGCTCTTTGTACAACGATTGAGGAATATTCACGACACGTTTGCTCTTTTCAGTTTTTGGTGTCTGGAAGTATTGTTCGCCTTTTATCACCACAAAGTTCTTATTAATGGATACGGAGCAGTCCGGCAGGATATCCGCCGGAGTAATGGCTAGAACTTCTGCAGACCGAAGCCCGCCATAGAACATGAGGCTGAATGCCATCCTGTATGCGCTTTTCTTTTCAAATGTCAGGAAGTAATCGAACTGTTCTCTTGTCCAGATGTTCATTTCATCTGCACTGCTTTTCCCGATCGCACCGGCCGCAAGGCACGGGTTACTCCGTAGCTTATAGTATTTGACGGCATAATTCATGATAGCGGACAGCTGATTATTGATAGTCTTCAGATACGTCTGAGAATAAGGGTTCCCCTTTTCGTCCCTGTAATTAATCATGGCATCTTGCCATCGATGAATTACAATTGGAGTAATGTCACCGATCTTCATATCTTTAAAGAATGGCAGCAGTTTCATATCAATCAGATATTGTTTATTTTCCAGAGTGGTCAGCTTCAGCCGGGAACTGCAGTCTTGCATATAGTTCTTGATCAGAGCAGAAAACAGGATATCTGGATCCTTTGCGCCTTGTGCCAGAAAGTCACGTTCCCATTCTACAGCCTCTTTTTTGGTAGAGAAGCCTCTTTTACATTTATGTTGGCGCTTGCCAAGCCAATCTTCATAGTAAAAATTGGCATACCATTTTGTCTTTCCATCTTTGGTGAAATACTTATAAGCCGGCATCTGAATCCTCCATTATTAAACAAATGTGTCAAACAAATGTAATCAACAAATGTTTGACAAAAATGTTGAATATAGATATAATGTACTTAACAAGAGAGCCGTTGGTCAGCGTACACCTGACCGCCGGATAAAACAATAGCTAAAAATAGCGCCTTATCTTACCAGGACGAGGGCGCTATTTTTTATGCATTAAATTGATAACAAGAGTTACAACTGCACAAAGCATAATTACAAAAGTAAATAAATCACCATATGTAACCATCAGCACCAGCCTCCTTTCACAAAAGTGTCCGGCGGCTGACATAACACCCCAACGGTTCCCCAGTTAAATATACTATTCTGTTTTTTCTTCTTCCATCTTCTCCATCATTCCCAAAAAGATACGTTTTCCCTTCTTGGATAACTGACGGTACCGCAGGATGATATCCTGTTCGTCTTCTGAAGCAATGGCACAGCTGTATTCAGAATTACCCACAAGGTAATCCATAGAGGTGTCGAGGGCTTTTGACAGGCTTGCAGTGGCATCTATTCCAGGAACAGTCTTTCCGGCCAGAATGTCACAGCAGGTTTCCTCTGTCAGCGTTGATTTTTTGATCAGGTCCGGAAGGCTCATCTGCAACTGAGCCAAACGGGCTTTTGTTCTTGCTTGCACTGCGGAAACTTCTTTCGGATCCGCAACAGCATATCTTGAAGTAGTCCGGCCAAGAATGTAATCTGCTGGCACACCGAAGCATGCAGCACTGCGATTAACAAATTCTGTTGACGGGAAAGAGTAACCTCTTTCGACATTCGATACTACTTGGCCAGAAAAACCTATTGCTTTTCCAAGTTCGGACTGACGCAGATTAGCCTCAGCCCGCAATTCTTTTATTCGTTCACCAATTGTCATAAAAACTATTCCTCTTATTAATATCTGCCACCGCGTTGGATTCCAATATCAGAAATCTTATCGTTATCAATTATGAAACCTATATCTTCTGATACCTTACATGAAACCGACTTGCCTGAATTCGGTTCTGGCTTTGGAATTATTTTTCCACAAAATTCAGCACCTTCAAATAGTACGACTACGGATACTGCGCTACTGTCAATAGAAGAAATAGTACTTTCGATATCCTCTGGATCAGCAGCTTCAATCTGGGCATTGTACATCTCAACCAGTTTCTTTTGAGCGTCGGTAGCGGTGGTGTCATCATAGCCTACCTGTACTGAAAAATATTTGGAATCATACGCTGAAAATAAATTCGAAATTGTATCACCAATTTTTATGCCACGAAATGTTTTGCTATCAGGATAAGCAGAGGCCATTATATGATCTTCTGAATCAGGTATCTCAATAGGAGCGTCATTTTTATCGTATAATTTAAAATCTTCCAGTGAAAACCATTTTTCCTGATTCTCATATTGTGAAAGCAGTTCTTTGGCAGCTCCTTCTGGCTTATATTCCCCTGTTTTGTAGTCTTTAATTTCAAACGCGGTTGCATCAGCGGAAACCGGATTGACCCAATAATAAATCAGATCATCACTACTACTGTGGATATTCGTTATAGAAGAGCAACTCCAAGTATTGTCTTTTGTATAGTAGCAGACCGCCTCCATGGCTACGCCATCTGCTGATAAAATTACTTGTGCAACTGTTTGAGAATCTTCTTTTTTCTCTAAATCGTAAGAGGAAACTTTTTTAACACCCATATCATTCAACGACTCGGAAATTGCATCGGATAATTGGGAAGCATCTCCAGAAACGTATTTTTGATCGATATTAATGCCATAATCGGATGCTGCGAATACAGGGATAGTATTGGCAAAAATCAATGAGCAGGTAAGTGCAATCATTTTCTTTTTCGTAGTCATTCCCCCCTTTTGCTTCGGTACCACTCGAAGCTTATTATTTTGCTTTCTTAAGAGGCTCGACAGTATCTTCTTCCTGCCGTTTTAAACATTTTATGTACCCCTTTAATTCACCTCGAAATTCCAACTGCGCATCATGCGGAAGTTGGTGAATCAATGCTAACCATTCGGAGTCCTCAGAGAGAATGTCCTGCTTTGAGTTTCTTTCTTTGCCCGTAAGTAAATAGTCGCTAGACACGCCTAAAAATTCACAAATTGGGATTATCATTTTTGCGGGCGGATCAGTTCCTCGGTTCTTCCAGTTGGTCATAGTGCTTGTATTTATTCCGATAGCCCGACATAAATCAGTGGCTGTCAAAGACTTTTCTTCAAGCAGTGATAAAATACGCTGAGTGATCATACAATTCTCCAAAATCCCAAAATGTGAAAAACATAGTTGACAAATTCACAAATTGGGATTAATATTAAAAATGTAATAAACAAATGTTTAATGCAAAACAAAAAAAGAGAGAGTTACATCGATAAATCGGAGAGCAATGCTTTATTGTTTTCTTCAATCATGGCCGCCACAGCAATGATAAGAGCCTCAGCAGATGCTTCCGACATAACAGTGTTTCCGGCAGGAATACCGTTTCTTAATAATTCAGAAAGAATCCGGCGGTTTTCGTCACCATAACGTTTAAGCCCAATTCTTCTGAGATTATCAATCCAATTATCCATGATAACTCCTTTCTGATTATTTTAATGCAATCGCAAACAAATGTAAACAACAAATGTAATAAACATTTGTTGAAAACGGAGGTGATATTTTGAAGCGAAAACTGTCGCCATGGTGCAAAGAAGTAAAGAAAACCTTAATCGACAGAGATATGTCTGTCACGGAATTGTGCGGTGAAGTTGGGATGTGCAGGAACTACGTGACAACCACCATAAATGGAAGAATGTATGCACCTGCACTTGCTGAAAAAATCAGCAAGGCTCTGGATATCGATACAGAGTACACAATTTAATTACCATAACTTGATTATACAGCTTATAGAAGGAGAGAAAAATGTCGAAATTTGCTACGAAAGCAGCGGCTAATATGTTTTGCCAGGCACGATATGAGGCGGCAAAGTCAAATGAGCGTCTGAGCAGCAGAGAAGGTGCTGCGGAAGAAATAGGAATTGATCGTACAAGGCTAGCCAGAATCGAACTTGGGAGCACGATACCATATCAAGAGGAAGTTCTTCTGATGGCTGACTGCTATAAGGCGCCGGAATTGAAAGGAAATTATTGCCGGGAGATGTGCCCGCTTGGAAAGAACATGCCGAAGATAGAGAATGCAGGACTGGATAGAATCAGCCTGAGAATGCTTTCTTCTTTAAAGAAGATAAACGAGGCAAAGGAATCACTTCTTGATATTACGGCAGACGGAATTATCTCAGAAGAGGAAAAACCGGAACTGAAAAAAATCATTCAGACATTGGACGAAGTAAACGAGATCACGCAGAATCTGAAAAATTGGGTTGAGAGAAATCTGGAATGAGGTGCTTGGTATGGAAAATGCAAACGGTGTAATCAAAAAGCTTACATCTGCGGAACGTTCTTACTATACAGCCGCTGAGGTCAGAGAAATGATGGGTGTGAGCAGGGATACGGCATATCGCATGATACGCTCCCTTAGGTCGGACCTGATAGCCGATGGACAGCTTGCCAAGGGGTATCCGTCAGGGAAAATCCCCAAAAAGGCATTTAACAAATTATACATGATTGAATGAAAGGAGTGGATACGATGGCTTTTTATAGAATCTGCCCGGATTGCGGAGCGTATCTGGATCCGGGAGAACAGTGCAGTTGCCACGAAGAACACCTGATCGAAATGGAAAGAAAAGAAAAAGCAACTGCATTTGTTGAAAAGATGGTGAAAGAAGAAAGGAATGGCCAGCTTCGCCTGGCGGTATAGGAGGGAAAGATGTTAACACCAAAAGATCTTGAAAAATATCATCAGGCCGCAGAGCGGATCCTGAATGCAATGGATAACAGCCCGGTGCCGATCAGCTGGCACGAAATGGACAGAATGGCATTGCAGAGCGTTATCGCAAAGGAATTGATTCTCATTGACAAGGAGGCAAGGAAATGAATGTATGCAAGGTGCCAGATATGTGCAAAGACATGGAATATAAGTATATCACAGAAGATTCCAAAACAAGGGTATATCTGTCCGTGGTGCGAGAATTCAATGAGGCAGAATATGAGAAATACTACATCCGCAAAAAGAAAGAGAAAGTGAGAAAGAGAATCCTTTTTATTGCAAGAACTTTGAAGTATGCACTTCCAGTCCTGGCAAGCACGATTCTTTACAATATGCTTTCAAATAAGCTTTATCTTGAAAGAGGAAGCTATGAAATTGGCTCAGAAATAGTTTTTGTTGGAATATTCGGCATCGCACTGTTTGGGTTTCTGAATTGGTTTATAGGAGGTGATGAACATTAAAAAGGTCTTGGATAATAAGGGGAAAGCGGAGTGTAGACGGCACCCACGATCCTATCCAAGACCAGTCAGAACTTTTAAAAACAGGTTATCGACCCTTTGTTTTTAAAGTCATCGTCATTTTATCACAAAAATAGGAGGTTATCAAGTAGATGAAAGATGTTTTAGGAAGCTTGCCGGAAGTTATCACGGCATACAAAAATTACAATCTGCTGGTTCCTACAGCAACGGACGTGCAGCTCAATCCATTCTACAAATTCCATGTAGAAGAGGTTCCAGTCGATCTGGGTGAGAACAGCGGAGATATTTTCAAGGTTGGTTCAGTTAAGACAGGTAAGCAGGATGAGAAAGGAAAAGACATCTGGGAAGATGTGTTTTCTTTATCTAAGCCTTTGCTCAACAAAATGGCTATGGCAGCCGGTATCCAGTTCAATCCAAAGGAAACATATGGTGAGCGTATCGACCGGGTTACATATCGAGCACAGGCTCAGGGAGCTATGCGCAAGGCTGACGGAACAGCCAGAACAGAAACTGACCAGAAGGTGATCTGTCTGGAAGATGAAGAAGAGAAATACCGCATTGAGTTTGCTGACAAAGCCACAAAAGGCATTACTGATGAAAAACAGGCACAGGCAGCTGCGGAAATCTTTTCTGGACAATGGGTGGAATCCAAGAATAAATGGGGGAAGAAATGTCAGGCCTTTGTGGTTGCGAAAGAAGATAGAGACAGATACATTGATCGCTCCGTCATGGTAAACATGGCACTGCTGAAAAAGACCTGGGCTGAAAAAGCTATGACCGGTGCGAAGCTTCGTGTTATAAGAGCTCTGCTTGGTGTAAAAGGCACATACACAAAGGCGGAATTGCAGAAGAATTTCGCTATCCCAACAGTTATATTTTCACCTGATTTCTCGGATCCACAGGTCAGACAGGCAATGCTGACACAAGGCATGAACTCCGTGAACAATATGTTTGGCACACCACAGATAGCAGTTAAGAGCGTGGATTTCGAATCTGAAAGCACAGTATTTACTCAGGATGATCTGAATAATCCAGCATATGCTTCGGATACAGAAAACGAAGATGATTATCCACCAATGCAGGAGCCGGATATTGCTCCCGAACCGGAGCCAGAACCAGAGCCGGATAGATCGGCAGATTTCCAGTGTTCCAGATGCGGTGAGGTCATAAATGAAAGGGTTTACGAATATTCAATCAATAAATTCGGAGAGCCACTTTGCATTAAATGCCAGAGAGGAGGCGGGCGCAGATGAAAATAATAAAGGTATCAACAGAATTGGAAATGTCAGTACATGAATTTCCATCCGGTACCATCCGGGAACATAACAAAGCTCTGTGTGAACTTATCGGAAACGGCTGTGACCTTGTAGAACATGTAATGCCAAAGAGATTATACACAGAACTGAAAATGCCATCCAGCCCTGTTAAAGAACCAGGGAAGTGTGTGAGTATGCTGATCGATGAAGAGGGAAGACTGAAGCCGAACAAAGCAAATCTGATCGGAAGTTATCTTTACGAGTTTGATAAACATGGATGCCCCATTGTTGGAAATATTCTCTTTATCGGAGAAAAGATGGGAGATGATGGCGTTGAATTCTGCGGAATTAGCGAGGAGAACTTTTCACTTTTAGAAACGGAATTAAAGAACATGATCACAGCAATGAAGGCAACAGTAAAGGAGATGAGCAAATGAAAATACTTCATACTGCTGACTGGCATATTGGCCAGTTTAAAGGACCTGTAGTGGACGGAGTAAATCTCCGTTCGCAGGATACAGTAAAATGTTTGGAATATATGGTACAGGTAGCTATAGAAGAGAAACCGGATATCGTTTGTGTATCAGGAGATATCTTTCATCAGGAACAGGTTGGCCCCGTGAGGTATTCAGACGAAATGAT